TCAGATTTTAAGGATAGGCGATGGCATGCTGATCAATTTGGTCGGCAGCCATTGTCTGATATTAAGCGTGCATTGAAATATCTTGATAAGCATGATGTGGCGAAGCATAATGTACAAAGCGTTGCCACGGCAAAGCTTGGGACTATGGTTGCCGGGATGATGGCTGGTAAAAAGAGCAAGATTAAACCAGAAGACTTCTTGCCTTTTGATATTAAGTCTGCGCAACGAGATAGTGGCGTTAGCGATGAAAGCTTGATTATTTTCCAGCGCTTAATGAAGAGGAGGAAGATGGATGGACGAGTGATTGCTTTGTTGGCCGATGATTTAAAGGCATTTTCTGGTCGTAATCAAGAGCAATGATTATAGAATGAAGGGACTGTGATTAGAAAGCAAGATGGCAGCTCAAGACGCCGAACTGAATCTTAAGGTAAGTCTTGACCTGACCTTTTTCAAGCAACAATTGGCAGGGCTCGGATCTTCTGCCGCGGGCTATCGACTGCCAGTCAATATCAAGTTTGACAGGCTATCAGTTCAGAAGGAACTAAATGCACTGGGGGAAAATATTAGGCGGCGAACTTACAGGCTAAATGTCGAGACTAATTTGTCTGCTGAAATTGATAATGCATCCAAATTAGCCAAGGCTTTAGACGAACTAAGCAGATCCAGGAAATCCGCTCAAGGGGCAATTAACCAGCAGCTTGGACTCGGGGCGCTGCTTCCAGGCCCGCAAGCCGGTGGGCTTGGCAGTAAGGATGTAGAAAAGCTTTATCGTGCAGCCGCTAGAGCCGGGATTGTTGAATACAACAAGGAAATTGCAAGGCGCAAAGCTTCCGCAGTCGCCGCGTTGGAAGCTGTTGGCAGTGACAGCGTTAAAGGGCTCCTCAATGGATTAAATAGTGAAGACGAGAAACTTAAGGCTGCTGCTGAGTCCCTTGGTGAAACGCTTATTAAGACAGTCAAAGGAATTCTTGGTATTGCATCGCCTTCGCGTGAATTCAAAAAGATTGGCCAAAACGTAGGCGAAGGTTTCCAGCAGGGCATGTTGTCTTCAATGGACAAAGCCTTTGATGCAGTGGAAGGCTTAATGCGCGCGCGCATGAAGGTGCTTGATACCATTGCTCGCGGAATGTTTCGTATGGCAGGCATTGACCCTGTTGCTATTAGGGCAGAAGCTGCACAGCGACGTGCATTGCCTGGTGTAAATTTCCCTGCAACCATTCCGCCTCGCAATATTTCTATTGGGCCATCTAGCACTGGCAGGGCGCTGCCTCCTGGAGCCATTCCTTCTGCTCTTCCTGGTACTGCATTTGGAGCTCAAAAATATCTTCCCACTGGATTAAGTGATGAAATGCAGCGCATCATGCGAAGTGCTGCTTATGCATTTGTTGACTCCGTTAAACAGCAAGTTAGAAGCGTGCGCATTGGTCTTGCAGCATCACAACAACCATTGCTTGGCGCTAGTCGTATTGCGGGGCTACTGCCTGCTGGAGTTGGTCGCGCTCCTAATCAATATGCGACTGGTGCCATTGGCGGAGAAACGCGCGCTGAAATGATGGCTCGCCGCGAGCGCGAGGCTCGCATGCGTTCAGCGCTGCGTGGTCTTGATGTAATGCAAGAAGGTGGAGTGACCGGACGTGCGCCTGCTCCTTATTCGCAGGCGTATAGAAGCGCTCGCCCATTAAGTGCAATTGTTCCATATGCACCAGGTGGCGCCATTGTGCCCCAGCCATCAATGGCAGGAGGCGGTGCCGCGCAGCCTCCCAGTGGCGGTGGCGGCGGTTTTGGTGGAGCTGGTGGTCTTGGTGGATTTGGTCGTGCGCTAGGGAATGTACCAAGTCTTCCTGGCACTGGTGTTCTTCGCGAATTAGGACAAGAATTTGCTTTTGCCACAAAACAAGTGATACTGTTTGGGCAAGCGTATAAATTGCTGGCATTCATTCAAGATTTTCCTGCTCAAATTGGAGCTGCAGTAGGTCAACTGCAAAGCTTCAGAAATACTCTTGGCGCCATTTCGCCTACAGCAGAAGAGGCTAGAGCTTCTAATGAGCTTATTCTTGATCTGATGGAACGTTATAACGTTCCCCTTCAAGCCGCGCGAGATGGATTTACTAAGCTTTATGCTTCCATGGCTCCTGCAGGATTTAGTGGAGATGAAATTCGTGATCTCTTCACTGGAATTACTCAAGCAGCTTCTACTTTTGGGCTGAGTGCCGATAAAGTTGATCGCGTTAATTATGCCTTTGCTCAAATGGCCAGCAAAGGCCAAGTTATGAGTGAAGAATTGAAGGGGCAATTGGGTGATGTATTGCCAGGCGCGATGGCAATTTTTGCGGAAGCTGCTGGATTTGAAGGGCCAAAAGCAATTCAGGATTTCTCTGCAGCATTGGAAGATGGTCAATACAAGGGCGAAGCCATGGTTCAACTATTAAAGAACGTGGGTATGGTTTTTCAGAAAGAATTTGGCCCTGGCGCTGAAGGAGCAGCTAAGACATTCCAGGGTATTATCAATCGTTTACAAAACTCGCTGGTACTGTTATACGAAAGTTTTGAACCTGCGGCAGTTATTTTCTTGAATGCTGTTGTTCTGCCGTTAACCAATGGCATTAAGCAGGTGTCAGATGGGTTTAATGCATTCTTTACAGGAACTGCTGCAAAAACTGCAGGTGGATTTGGTATTGCACAAGAGCTAGAGAAGCTGCGTCCTGCATTTGCGGGCATTGCGCAAAACGTGCAGCAATTAATTCCGGTATTTCAGCAATTCGCGAATGTTGCGCTTGGTCTTGGCAAGGTATTTTTAGAAATAGCTGGTAATCCATTTACTGGATATTTATTGAGGGCTTATGTAGCGGTGCTTCCTTTGACGCTCGCAATTCAAGCCTTAAATTTAAAGGCGCTTATTCCTTTGATTGCCAGCTTCCTTCGCGCTATTCCCGCTTTTGTTGCTTACACCGCCGCAACAGTTCAAGGAACCACTGCAAACAAGGCATTGCAATTAGCAATGGTGGTCACGGGCAGAACCGCTGGAGTTACGGCCACTCAAATCAGGAGTGTTGGGCTTGCTTTGAAAGCAGCGTTTGCCAGCACTGTTTTTGGCGCTGTTTTACTTGGCATTGGAGTGCTGATAGAAAAGATTATTTCTTTAAATGCATCGATGGCTGATACGCGGGCGAAAGCACTTGGCGCCGCGCAAGCTATTCGTTCAATGTCGCAAACAGAAGCGCAACAAGCGACTAGACAGTATGAAGCCGGAGCGCAAAGTCTTAGGGGCTTGAATGAACAAATAGAGCAGGGGAGACTAAAAGGAAAAGCATGGATCCAAGTTACAGAGCAACAAGCGAAAGCTTTGCAAGATGCTGGAATTATTGTATCCAATGTTCGTGGCTCTCTTCAAGTGCAGCCAACGCGAGTAGCGGGCGCATTCCAAAAGCTTGAAGGATTGGCCGCAGAGGGGCGATACCGTCAAAGGCAAATTGCGTCTGAAGAGCAACAAGCAATGGAAATTACCGCGCTTCCCGCGATTCCTGTAAGCGAAGGAGAAGGCGCGGGCGCAAAAACAAAAGAACTAGACAAATACAACCAAAGCCAGCTTGATTTTATTCAACAAAGATTTACAAAAGAAAAACAATTATTAGATCAGCAACTGCAGTCTAATTTGCTTTCTAAAACCTCTTACGACATTAAGCTTGCCGAACTCACTCTTGAAACCAAAAAAGCAGAGCTGCAAGAGCGTTTCCGTATTGAATCTGAAAAAATTAACAAGGCAAACTTTAGTGCAGCAGATAAAGCTCTTGCATTGAAAGACGAAGAGATTAAGCTGGAAAATGCTCTCGCCATCGCCACCAAGGAAAGAGATATTGCAATTAAGGGTGCAAAACTTGAGCTGCGCAAGCCTTTTGTGGATGCATTAAGAGGAGAAAACCTTGAAATAGATAAGCAAACTGCTTTACTTGACAGGCTTAAGCAGGGCTATTCTGGGCTATCAATAGAACAAGAGGCTTCATTTATCATTGAAGAGAGAATAGCTAATTTGCGAGCGGACGAACAAAGGCTCATTCAAACTGATATTGATAATTTAAGGCAGCAAATCAAACTTCGCCTAGAAAATGTCAAGGTATTACAAAAACAAGCGGCTTTGACCGAGGCCCAGACAGAGCTTGGCACGATAGGAGCGGGCCTGCGGGCGGGCTTTACTGGAAGCGCGGCAAATGTATTTGAGCAAGCATTAATCCAATCAGAAGGTGACGTTGATTATGCAAGAAAATTAGCGGACATTGAAACAGCGGCAATGCAATTGCGAAGTGTATTTGAGGGTATTCAAGGTGCAATTGAAGGTGTTAGTGGTGCATTTGCGAGCTTGTTAACAGAAGGCGTTGCTTCTCTTGTTGCAGGCACGGCTACTGCTAAAGAAGTGTTTGCCAGTTTTCTGCAAAGTGTCGCACAGGCATTGTCGCAAGCCGCTTCTCAAATTATTGCTACTTACATTGCCATTGGTCTAGCAAAAATCTTTGCCGGATTTACTGGTGGAGGCAGTAATAATCTTGATACTTCTGGCTTTAAACAGTACCCGATCTTGCCAACGACTAGCGCGAATGGATCATATTTTGATGGTCCCACTGCTTTCTTTGCCAATGGAGGTATTGTTTCTTCTCCAACGTTCTTCCAATTTGCTGATGGTGGCAAGATCAACATGGGCCTAATGGGAGAAGCTGGTCCTGAAGCCATCATGCCTCTTAAGCGTGGCCCTGATGGTCGTCTTGGCGTGTCGATGTACGATGCCTCCCGCAAGGCCGTAGCCAACGCAGGCGGCAATGCAAACA